AGCCCGTTGAAGGGTATCCCACAAGGTTGAATTTATTTACACAAGAACCAAGATATTTTTATTATCGGGAAATTCAAAACGCAGCAGGCGGTAGACAACCACTTAATGAAGAAACTAAAAGGATGGTTGATAACCTTGTGGAAAAACGTGCTCCCTATGCTAAAGTAACAAATACATCAAATGCCAATATTGATCCTATTAATAGAAAGCCTATAAATGGTAAGCAGCCGGGAAACACCTTAGAAATTCCTAATGAAAATGAATCAATAATGGAGATTAAAATTAGAAAGGAACGTGTTGCCGCTGACAAAGCTGAATTGGAATTGAAGATAAAACGTGGAATATTAATAAACAAGGAGAAAGTTTCAAAAGTATGGCAGGATATTGGTGTTAAAGTTCAGAAAGCGGTTCTTGCTATTCCTGATAGATTATCCCCAGTGTTGGCAGCCGAAAATGACCACCATAAAATTCACCGTTTACTTACTACTGAATTGAAACACTCCTTAACTTTAGTTAGTCAAGATATTCAGGAGATGAAATTATGACTTTGAAACAATTAAGTATAGAAGAACATAAAAAGATGATTGATAAAATGAATCATCCTCAGATGGCGCATACATACCGTTTTGCTCATTCTGGGCATCCTTATTTTACCAATAGGGAATTATATGATTACTTTATGGAAAGGTTCAATTCTAAAGGCGGAATGACTACATCAATTTCAAAACAAATAGGATGGGATATCCAGAATAAATAAATAAATAATGTTAGTTGATTTCACGTATACATCTACAGTTACATCCTCTACTTATGAGGAAATTGAAAACGATTATGTGAATGATACTACAACTATAACTTATACTAAACCTATATTTACTCGCGCAACGGAACAGTTGAAGGAAAAGAAAAGACCCGGAATACCTAGTAGGTTCCGGGAGTTCACAATATACTATTTAGCAGATCCCCTTGCCCGAAGGGTTAATCGGGAGTCGAGGCATCCTCCTTAAAACGTTATACTATCATACTTATTTATTCGGATAAAAATATTTAATATATTTTTGGCAGGGATACTAAAAGATGTATCCCTGTTCAAAAATAAAAAGGAGTTATATGGGAAAAACTGAAAATGTTATAAATGGGGGAGTTACTAGGGAAGATAATTTAGTAAATGTTAATTTAACTTGTGGTGCTGAATACCAGGCGGTTATAACAAAATTGAAGTTGTGTTCAAATCCTAATTGTAGAGATTGTTTAGAAATTAGGAAAAAAATTTTTAAACAGGATTAAATGTTTATATGATTGATACAATATCTACTGAATTAATTTTACCCCATATATCATTTGCCAAAGGTTTACAACCAAGGGAAGATATTACTATGGATATATGGGCAGATAGGTATAGGAAACTTCCACAAGTATCAAGTTCTGAATCTGGTCAATGGAGAACAGACCGTTTCCCTTTCCTTCGTGAAATTATGCTTGTGTTATCCCCTGAATCATCTTATAGAACTGTGGTTGTCATGAAAGGTTCACAGCTTGGTTTTACTGAATGCGCCTTGAACATGATAATGTACGATATTCAGGAGAAACCTTGTCCAATTTTATATGTCCAGAAAACTATTGATGCCGTGAAGAGATTTTCAAAACAAAGGCTTCAACCTTCTATTGATTTATGTCCGGAAATTTCAAAATTGGTTTCTCCTGTTATTTCTAGGGATAGTTCAAATACAATTCAACTTAAATCATTTCCCGGAGGTATACTTATTTTAGGAGGTGCTAATTCAGCTGCTTCATTGCGTTCAATGCCAATTCAAGATTTAATTTTGGATGAGGAAGAATCCTACGAGGATGATATTGATGAAGAGGGATCTCCAAGTGATTTAGCAATTAAACGTACTACAAACTTTCCTCGAAGAAAAATTTTTAGGTTGAGCACTCCGGGAATGAAAGAAACAAGTAAAATTGAACCATTATATTTACTAGGGGATCAAAGGCAATATAAAATTCCATGCCCTGGATGTGGGTTTTATCAAGTAATATATTGGAGGCATATTAAATATGATAATGATGATCCAACATCTGCTAGATTTAAGTGTGAAGAGTGTGGTGGTGAATTCGATGAAAATTTTAAAACGGTTATGTTGGAAAATGGTTATTGGGAAGCAAAGTTTCCTGGTCGTAGAATTGCAAGTTTTCATATTTCAGCATTATATAGTCCAGTAGGTTTTTATAGTTGGGAGGATGCTGTAGATGATTGGTTAATGTGTCAAGAACCGCACCAAATAAATAAATTACAGGTATTTATAAATACTACACTTGCAGAAACATTCACACAAAATTATAAACAATTATCAGCAACAGGATTATTAAAAAGAAAGGAAGTATATGATGGTGATATGCCTGAAACTGTTTTAGTATTAACAGCTGGGTGTGATGTGCAAGAAGATAGAATTGAATGCGAGATAATTGGGTGGGGAGCTAAACAGGAATCTTGGAGTATTGACTACGTGGTACTAATGGGGGATACTGAATCAACTTTTGTATGGGAGCAGTTAGACCAATACTTATTGAGAACATGGAAACATCCTAAAGGTATTGAAATGAACCTTGCTTGTGTTGGGGTAGATTCAGGACATAGGGCAAAAGTGGTATATAATTTTTGTAAATCAAGGTTTCATAGGAGAATATTTCCAGTGAAAGGTAAATCAGGATGGGGCCAGGGTTATATAAGGCGCCCAAAGAAACCTAATGAACATGGAGTCATGCTATTCTTAATTTTTGTAGATGAAATAAAATCGAAAATATATTCATATCTTAAATTAAAGGCACCAGGACCAGGTTATTGTCATTTTCCAGTTAAGGATGTTTATGATAAAAATTATTTTAAATCATTGACAAGTGAGAAATTAGTAACTAAACATGAACGTGGTAAAAAACGTTTATTATGGGAACTTCCTGCTGGGCATAGAAATGAAGCATTGGATTGTCGTTGTTATGGTTTAGCTGCATTGAATATATTAAACCCGAATTTTGAATTATTAGATAAACTTGGGCCGATGCATGCTACAAATGTAAAGGTAAGAAGAAAAGGACGTGGAGTAGTTTCGAGAGGTGTATAGCTATACATGAACAATTAGAAAAGGAGATACATAATGGCTTCAATGACTCTTACACAAAGAAAATCCCTGTTGCGTGATTATATAGCAGCAGAAAGGGCTGTTCTCCTTGGGCAATCCTATACAATTAAGGATAGGGCACTTACTAGGGCCGATTTAAAATGGATTCAGCAGGGACGTAAAGAATTAGAAAAAGAAATCAATCAACTTGAAGCAGGAGGTTCAATAAGAACTAAACGTATTCTATTCAGAGATAATTGAAAAGATACATTATGTGTTTTACTGGTAAGTGTAAATATGAAGATAGTCAAGGGGTATGTACATTGGAAAATCAAATTCCTAAAGATGCTCCTTGTATAAAAAAACAATCATATGCAGATTTTACCATTAAATGTAATTTTTTAGAGTGTAAATATAATATAACAGGTTTTTGTATATATCAGCATTTTTAATAAAATTATTTATAAATAATTTAAAAAAGTACTTGGTTTTTCTTTTACCCCGTTTTAAACTAATTATATGGGTAAAAGAAACCAGGTTTCCAAATTTGTACATGCTTCCCTTCTAGACCGTTTTATAGGGGTATTCTTCCCGCGTACTGCCGCATTAAGGCTAAGATCCAAGGCACAGTTTAATTTTATGTCATCTGGTGGTTATGTTACACCAGGTTCCGCAAAACGTACTATGCGCGGCTGGAATGCCTCATCTGGTTCCGCTGATTACGATACACTCCCTAAGCTTGATAGAATGCGCAAAGGTTCAAGAGACCTATCAATGAATACACCAATGGCGTTAGCACCATTAAGGAGGGAATCTTTAAACGCTATTGGATGGGGATTGATGTTTCAAAGTAACATCGATAGAAACTTTCTTGGATTATCAGATGAAGAAGCAGATGCGTGGGAAAGGAATGTTGAACGTGAATTCAAATTATGGGCTACCTCGAAAAATTGCGATGCTACAAGAACTTTATGTTTTGCTGAACTTCAAACATTAGTTCTATACAATACATCTTTATCTGGGGAAGTTTTTGTTACACTACCATATATACAAAGACCAAACCATCCTTATGCTTTATCTGTTCAAGTGTTAGAGGCGGATTATGTGTGTAATCCAAATTTTAAACTTGATACCAATACATTGGCAGGAGGTATTGAAATAGATAAGCATGGCGCTCCTGTAAAGTATTGGTTCAGAATTCCAAATAATGCTTTCTTAGATTCAGGAAATACAACAGTTTCCAAATTTGTGGGAATTCCTGCTTTTGGTCCTCGTTCTGGTCGTAGAAATGTTTTTCATTTGTATCATAAAGAAAGGCCTGGACAGCGGAGAGGTATTCCAATGCTTGCTCCTTTGTTGGAAGTTTTAAAACAATGTTCACGTCTTACGGAGGCAGAATTAAATGCAGCTGTGGTCAATTCATTTTTTACTGTATTTGTTAAGACAGATCCAGTTTCAGGAGGGCTTGAATCTGGGTATATACCGGAGGAAAGTTTAACTGAAAAACAGAATTTACCAGGCGATGAGAAGGTTTATGAGCTTGGCCCCGCTACTATAAATGAATTGGATGAAGGTCAATCTATTGAAATGGCAGATCCAAAAAGGCCTAATGATGCGTTTGAACCATTTTTCAATTCTTTAATGAAACAGATAGGTGCATCAATTGGAATTCCATTTGAACAATTACTCCTATATTTTCAAGCTAGCTATTCTGCAGCAAGAGCTGCTATACTTGAAGCATGGAAATTTTATCGTGTAAGACGGAAATGGGTAGGTAGAAATTTTTGTCAACCAATTTTTGAAGAGTGGTTGACTGAAGCAGTAATACGTGGAAGAATTAAAGCACCTGGGTTTTTTAATGATCCTATAATAAGAATGGCATGGTGTGGTGCTAAATGGATTGGTCCTGGGCAAGGACAGATTGATCCTTTGAAGGAAACTAAGGCAGCTGTAGAAAGGTTGAATAATCATTTATCTAATTATGATACTGAATTCTCTAATATACATGGTGAAGACTGGGAAGGATCTGTAGACCGTAGAAAAAGGGAAGAAGAGTATTTAAAAGAAAAAGGTTTAAGTTCAAATGTACCTATTGAGAATGAGGATGATTTAAGTTCTGAAGTAACAACACAAATTGAAGATAACACGGATGAATAAAAAGGATAACAAATGAGTAGAATTTCAGATTGGGTTTTAACACACCGATGGGCAATCACAGAAGAGGCCTTGGAAGCAATAATTTCCATTTCTGAAAAATTCAATCCTACAAATATAAATCCAGAAACTTTTCACAAATCTAATTATGAATTTGATCCAAATGATAAAAATGTTTTAGCTTTAAGTAGAGAATCTCGTATAACTTCATTTGGTGGCGAGTATCACGGAAAATCAAGTGATATATTTAAAATTGGAAATCTTGGAATTATTTCAGTTATTGGCCCAATTTTTCCTCGTTCTAATTTAATGACATTATCAGGAGCAACTAGTTTAGCTAGATTGAGCAAAAGTTTTAATGTTGCAATGGAAGATCCAACTATTAAAAAAGTGATTTTTGAAATCGATTCACCAGGAGGGGAAATTACAGACCTTGCCGCTTTCAGTGATTTAATATATAATTCCCAAGCAAAGAAACCTATTATTAGTTATGTATCTGGTTTAGGAGCTTCTGCTGCCTATTGGATTGCTAGTTCATCAAGTGAAATTGTTGCTGCGGAAACTTCTGAAGTAGGTTCAATTGGTGTGTTGGCTGTTATTACAGATACATCTGCAAAAGACGAAAAATCAGGAATTAAAAAGCATACATTTGTTTCCAGTGTTAGCCCTAGAAAAGTTCCAGATTTAAATGATGCTTCAAGTAAGCAAGAAATTCAAGCAATTATTGATTCATTGGGAGAAATTTTTGTTTCAAAAGTAGCAAGAAATCGTGAAACAACTTCAGAAGATGTAATTGAAAATTTTGGTAAGGGATTTATTTTATTAGCAAAAGACGCAATTAACGTAGGGATGATTGATTCAATAATGTCATTTGAACAATTAATTTCAAGAGAAATAAATTCATTCAATAACCATCAAAATAGAGGAGTACATATGACACAAGTAACAGACGCCAATGCTTCCCAAATACAAGCAGAAAATCCTGGTGTGTACCAGGAAATACATGCTATCGGTGTGAAATCAAGGGATGCTGAAATGAATCAAGCCGTTTCTGAGGCAATGAAGAAAGGTGCCCAACAGGAATCGGAAAGAATTCAAGCGATTCAGAAACTTGCCTTGCCGGGAACAGAAGAAATTATTTCAAAAGCAATTGCAGATCCAAATGTAACTTGTGAAAAAGTTGCTATGGAAATAGTTGCATATCAAAAAGAAAACCCTGGTGCGTTGCAAGTACAAAGAGACGCGGAGGATCTGCAAGCAGCTACATCTGGGCTGGGATCTGGTAATGCAGATAATAATGACAGTGAAAAAGCTGCCATTATTGGAGCAATGGTATCCGGTGGAAATTCAAAACGTAAATAATTAAAATTAAAAATTAATTCAACAAAGGAGTTGTATTATGACATTGCTAGGAAGTTCAGTTGAAGATAACTTGCTTGCAGGTGACGGTCAAGATTTAGTTACTGAGGATATCCGAATTCCCTCAGGATATAATCTTTTGCGTGGTACTGTTATGGGCAGGGTTAAAAATTCAGTACCTACATCTGGATCTGCCGATTCGGGAAATACAGGAAACGGCACAGTTACAGTAGTTACTGGAGGAGGTGAAACAAAGAAAGGTGCCTACAATATTGAATGTATTACTGCCGAGGCAAACGGTGGAACGTTCAAGGTTGAAGATCCCTCTGGTAATATTATCGGTTCAGTAAAAATACAAGCAGGAGCAGGCGCCTCTGCAGATTTCAAAAGTGCTGAATTGAATTTTACTGTTACAGATGGGGCTACCGATTTCGTAGTCGGGGATAAATTTTCCGTCACGGTAAGCGATGGAGTACCTACATCTGCGGCATGTGTTGGAACTGGAAATGGCACATTGACATCTGTAGAGAGCCGTAGAGGTACTAAAACAGGGGCTTATGTTCTTGAATGTACTGCCGCTGTGACGAATGGAGGTGTTTTCAATATAACAGATCCCGATGGAAATGTTATTGAAGAAGATATCACTATTACTCCTGGTGCTGGTGGTACTGCTTCATTTGATAATGACCAATTGGCCGGAATTATCACCGATGGTGCTACAGATTTTGCTGTTGGAGATACGTTCACTATTACAGTGACCATATGGCCAAGACAATGTATACCGGCAGATAAAGCAGCTACGGATGGATCTTCCAAGGTATATGCAATTCTTGCCGAAGATGTAGACGCATCATTAGCGGAAAAACCGGCAGCATCTTATATGCAAGGTGAATTCAATCAACGGGCTTTAATATTTGCTTCCGGAAATGATATTGAAGATTTCCGTGAAGAAATGAGGGATCTCGGTATGTACGCCAAGGGCTCAGTTCCCGCGTAATACATGGATTAAAATTTTAACAAAAAATAACAAAGGAGAACAAATATGTACGATCTATTTGACACAAGAACAATGATTGAATCATTGGAACAAATGAAGCCAGCAAGAAATTTTCTGCTGAATACATTTTTTCCGACAGAAAATGTTTCCCCTACTGAATTCATCGATATTGATGTATACAAAGGGAAAAGGAGAATGGCCCCATTTGTCAATCCGCGGTTAGAGGGAAAAATAATTGAACGATTGGCGTTCAGTACACACACCTATAAACCACCATATATCAAAATAAAACGCCCAACTACCGCTGAAAAACTTCTGAAAAGAAAAATGGGAGAAACCATTTATACGGGTCAAGCATCTCCAGAAATGCAAGCAGCCAAAATTCTCGGGGAAGATCTTGCTGAATTCGACAACATGATTGACCGTAGGGAAGAGTGGATGGCTGCTCAAGTGTTGACTACTGGAAAAGTCAGATGTATCGGAGATGGAGTAGACCAGGAAATTGACTTCCTAATGGAAGCAACACATCTTCCAGTACTGGCAGGCGGTCAGAAATGGGATGCTCCAACTACATGTACACCAATAAGAAATTTACGTGATTGGAGAAAACTTATTTCTAAAGATTCAGGAGTCGTGGCTACTGATTGTATATTTGGATCTGGAGCATATGAATATTTTCTGAATTCAGAAGATGTTCGCGGAAGCACCTCTGGAAGAAATTCATTATTTGACCTTATGCGGGTAAACCTTGGGCAAATAGACCCGAGGGATATGGGTAATGGGGTTAATTATATTGGCCGTATCACTGAGTTGAATCTGGATGTATGGACATATGATGAATGGTATTTGGATGAAGATGACAATGAAACTGAAAAGCCAATGATACCTGACAACATGGTTCTACTCGGTTCAAGGAATGCATACACCAAACGGCAGTATGCCATGATTCAAGATCTTGATGTAGGTGATTTCTCTGTGAAACGTTTTCCTAAAAGTTGGACAAAGAAAGATCCAAGTGTGCGGTATTTATTGGTTCAATCAGCCGCAGTTCCTTGTGCTCACCAAATTGATGCATTCCTTTGCGCAACAGTGTATTAATATGTTTTAATTAATTAAAACCGAGGTATGTATATATGGTATTACAATTATTAAAAACCGTTCATGATGATACCGGGATACATACTCCCGGGACCATCATGGAATTTTCAGAAACAGAAGCTAAATATCTGTTGAAGAATAAGGCTGCTGTGGTAATTGAATCCCCTACTCAAGGTGAAACTGATGAGAAAGTTTCTACTCAAGGTGAAACTGAGGAGGTAACTATTGAACAAGTACTAGAGGAGCTGACGCAATTATCATCTATCAATACTAAGATTGCTGAAACTTTGGTTGAAAATGAAGTTTATTCAATTAAAGATTTAAGCAAACTTAGTCGTGATAAACTTATTTCGTTTCCCCATATTGGGGAGGCGACAGCGGACAAAATTCTTTCAGATATTAAGGGTTATCCATTCTCTTAAAATAACAAAAGCAAAAATAATTCAAAAAGGAGTAAATTAATATGGCAAATGCACTATATGATTACGGGAGGAATTCATTCCTTAATGGTGATATCGACTACACAAATGATACAATTGAAGTATATTTAATCGATGTAGCTGATTATTCCGTTGACCTTGCCAATCATCAATATCTTACAAGTGTAGGTTCAGCGGCTCGCGTAGCAAATGCTACATTGGCAGGGAAATCGACTGCTGCTGGAGTAGCAGATGCTAGTGATACTGTACTTACATCTGTAACTGGTGACCAATGCGAAGCATTAATATTAGTAAGGGATACGGGAGTTGAAGCAACTTCCAATCTTATTGCTTATATTGATACTGCTGCTGCGGGCCTTCCTGTAACTCCCAATGGAGGGGATATCACAATTACATGGGATAACGGAGCAAACAAAATCTTTAAACTCTAGCAATTCGGAATTCCAGTGCCCTGTTTATCAGGGCGCTATTTTGAGGAGGAATACATACATGGCTTTTGAAGTTTTTGTACTACCGGATGAAGTCACTCCCGGCGAATACCCGAAGCTAAATATACATGTCTGGCGAGCAATTATCCAAGAATTTTTGGATGGCCAGAAAAGTGGGACTGAATGTCGTACGGCTTTGGAAGCCCTATTAGGTGTATCATTCACAACATCTCAGACTAACGATATTACACAAATGTTGAATTACATACAAAACGGTTCAGATCTTGCGGAGAAGTTGAAAAGGGCGGATGAACCTTATCGTGTTTTTACGTTGGCCGAAGGAAGAGTTTCTTGGTATGATACCAGAGCTAAGATAAGGACAAGGTTAAGTCTCACATAATATATGGCTGCTCCCGACGTAAAACAAGGGGTCTTTACCCTTAATGTATCGACTGGAAACCAGTCGGTCACTGGAGTTGGATTTCAACCAAAAGTAGTTTTATTTAAAGTTATCAACAAAGGTGGAGAGGGGAACTCGCCTCACATCGAAGGTAGCTTCGGATGGGCTATAAGTTCTTCTTCCCAGCGGAGCATGGTATGGTCTTCAGAGGATAATGTAGGTACTTCTGTTTGTCGGAGAGGATGGTCAAACTCTCGGTGTTTTTATTGTCTTACACAAGGAACAAGCACAATTGAATTTGAAGTTTCTTTTGTAAGTCAAGATTCTGATGGATTCACTATCAATGTAGTTAATGGTCCAGCCTTTGGAGTAAAGGTTATGTTCCTTGCTCTTGGTGGTTCTGAGATTACAAATGTTGAAGGCGGAGACTTTGATTTATTGACTGGTACTGGAGATCAAGCGGTAACTGGATTAAGTGACCAGCCTGATTTTCTCCTAATGTTTGGTACATTAGGTTCTGCTTCTCCAAATGCGACCAATGGGGATATTGTAAATACAATTGGATTTGCATCTGGGGCGGACAATGAAGCTTCTATTTCTTGGGCTTCGGATAATGGTCAAGGTACTTCAGATTGTAATAAACTACAAAGAACTGATTATATTTTCGCGATGGTCAATGATACTGGAAGTATACATACATTGACCAAATTAAAATCTTTTGATTCTGCTGGTTTTACTCTTACTAAGGATACTGCTCCTCCGTCTTCACAGACTATTAATTATCTTGTAATTACTGGAGGGGCTTGGTATGTAGGTAATTTTTTATCTAGGACTTCGACAGGAAACTTCGATGTAACTGGAATGGGTTTTACTCCTGTCGGTGTTATGCTTGCAAGTTTTTTGAATGCTGCAAGTACATCTATTCAGTCCGATCTACAGGTTGTCGTTGGAATGGCGACAAGTAGTACGGAGAGGGGATGTAGGGGAAGTTCTGCGGAAGATGGTGTTGGCACGACTAATACATTCATGTATTTGGAGGACGACTATGTATACGATAATCTTACCGTAGCTGAGGCCAAAGATGGTAGCGCGGATTTCGTATCTTTTATATCTGGTGGAATGCGTCTAAATCAAGACGATGCAGATACTTCAGCAAATCAAATTATATATTTCGCAATGGGCGAAGTCGATACTGGTCAAACTATTACACCTAATAGTATTGTAAGTAGTGAAGCATTTGGTTCACCTACAATAATTATTGAACAATTTATCACTCCTAATGGTATTATAACTAGTGAAGCATTTGGTTTACCTTCTTTAATACAATACATAAATCCTAATGGTATTATAACTAGTGAAGCATTTGGTTCACCTACAATAATTATTGAACAATTTATCACTCCTAATAGTATTGTAAGTAATGAATTATTTGGTTCACCTACAATAATTATTGAACAATTTATCACTCCTAATAGTATTGTAAGTAGTGAAGCATTTGGTTTACCTGGTTTAATACCATTCATAC